AAGAACCTTTCGGGCTCCAGCAAAGATGTTGATGATGTTAGCTGTACCAGCTGAAATTGGCATAGCGTTAGTACCACCGATAAGGTCTTGAGCGTCAGCTGCAGTAAAGCCGTCAGCACCTGTGATGTTCGCTAGAACATGGGTGTCGATAGCATCCTTAAGCTGGTAAGCTGCTTCTGTAGCGAGTTCTCGTGCTTGGTCTACGTTGATAGTCAAAGAACGTGGGTCGTCTACATAGAAGGTTACATGCTTGTAAGCTGATACAACAAGGTTGTCGAAATCCCATTCTTGGTTTGTTGCTGAGATTGAAGAACCTGGTGTGTAAGTTTGTGCTGATAGAGAACCAAAGTAAGGAACATGGATGGTGTCAGCATACTTTACAGTATCTGAAAGTCTCATGTTTGCTACTTCGAGAGCTACCAATGATTTGTAAAGTGGTACTTGAACCATTGAGCTCCAGAGCTCTGGCTGAATAGCACTTACATCGTTGTCTACGAATTGAGCCATATAATAATTTTAATTGGGTTAGGGTTTATTTATCTTCTATTAACCCCAATGTTACTTCGGTCTCCCCTTGGTCTAAATTCCTTGTAAAGTCCTGCTGCTTTCAGCATTTCCTCCTTCTCTGCTACTGTCGCAGAGCGAAGTTTCGAAACTAATCCCTTAGGTTCATTTTCGAGTTCCTGGGTGGCATTGGGTTTGAGTGCTCGTTCCTTCTCTTGTTTCTGGCGGTAAGCCGAATTCCACAATTGAAAGTCCTCGCTTTCTCGTATCTCTTTCATTGGTTCCCCAGTAAGTTTATGTAGCTTGGCTAGATAAGCTTGTTCGACTGGGTCAAGTCCGCTAAGAGATGTACTAATGTCGATGTAATCTCCGACATCTAGTGCGGTATTTGTTTTCGGCTGTTTGCTAAGTTCAGCCAACTTTCTTTCTGCTTCTTCCAGCTTCTTACGGAACTTCTCCTTTTGGATAATTGCCGTCTTCAATTCTGGTGCTTCAACTTCTTCTACTTCTTCTGCTTGCTCTACTACCGTTTCTTCTGTTTGAGTATCGAACTCCTCGTTTTCATTTTGCATTGTTTTGTCAATTATTCATTTGGTGGGTTTTGTCCCTTGCTTGTAACTCTCACATTATATCATGTCAAGTATATAGTGTGCGTCTAGGAGTATTGGTTTCTGGTTTATCTAAGAACTTAAAAGTTTCTATTAGAAATTCTTTGGCATGTTTTCTGCCGATAGTGTCTTCCCAAGAAGTACACTTAGAGACATCTCCGATTTCTTCTAAACATTCATCAATCAAAACTTTTAGTGCTTTGCCTTGTCCAGAACGGGCAAGTTCCTTAAGTAGTTGTTGATGCTCAGCCGTCAATTTACTCATGTAATTTTAGTTAAATAGTTTGGGTTTGTTGTCCAATACTGGTTCCCGCCATCATTGGTGCAGAGACTCCACCGCCACCTTTCTGTTTTTCAACTGGAACCATGTCCTCTGGCTTCTTAGGAATTACATCTAGGTAGTCATTCATGTTTACCCCTCCGTCTTCTCCCATGGTGTAGAGGAATCTTCGCTTAATTGGGTCTTCAATCATGGTCGGGTCAGAGGTGATAGCTTGAAGGATAGCGAATAGAGTAGCTGAGCGAACTCGGGTGTCGATAGACTCGCCAGTGATGTCGATGTCTAAATCGTATTTGAGGTCTTTGTAGAATTGAGTTGGGATGGTGATAAGTTTTTCCTTTCCTTGTTTAATCGCTGCTTCCACACCAAGTCCAATTGCTTCAGCTTCTTCGTTAGAGAGAATCTTTCCTTGTTCAACTGCGATACGAACTACTTCCTTGAAGACATATTCGTTCTTTATCATCTGGATATATTGGTCAAGGTCTTGTCCAACCAAACGTAGAGTGTGTTCAAGAGTGTTGTCCTTCTGGAACTTCGGCATGATTACTTCGTAAAGCATTTCCTTTACATCAAGAGCCACACTCTCTTGGATTCCTTCAAAGTATGAGAGAGTTTGATTGACAGCTAGTTGAGCTGAGCCGAGAGGTGTTCCAGCTGGTAGTCGTTCGCCTTGAACCACATCGTATGAGAAGGTAAGTTCATCTCGGTTACGCATCCACTTCTGGTCTTCTTGGTTAAAGAACGCTAAGTTCCTGTCGCTCATGTCTATCTGAGTAATCTCAGAATCTACGTTAATGATTTCTCCGTTACGAACGTCAGACATCATGTTGCGGTTGATGCCACCATCTCTGGTTTGGAATACTCTAAGAGCCGCCCAATAAGAAGTCTTTGCTTGTAGGTTAGCGAGTTCGTTAGACCGAACTTGTGGTTCGATTAGTGATTCAACTACACCAATACCAAGCCAACGGCCAGCCATCTTTTCAGCGTGGAATTCCCAGTAAAGTTTCTCAACTTGTTCTGGAGAAAACTTATCGCTTGAAAGCTCTACGCCTGGATGTTCAGCGGTTACTCTGCCGTAGTTGTCGAGTTCATCAATACCCACATCAGCGATAAAGACTCGGCGGTATTCGTACTTGGTGTTTTGTCCGTCTGGAATCGCCACCTCTCCGTATCTTTCAAAAAGACGAATGTGAGAAGTGTCTTTCATTTGGTGGAAGAGTTCAATAGTCTTGTCTACCTTTGTTTGGTCCCAGTCCATTTCCTTTGCCACCTTTCTGAATTGTCCAACTGTTAGGTTGTGCTTTTCGATTATGTAGTTAGCTTCTCCTAGACATTCAGCGGTTGGGTCAACTACAAAGTTTCTCAAGTCAACAAAGTGAGGTTCACCGTCAATTATCTTCAAGACAACTGAGCCGAAGATTGGTAGCTCTTTAAAGATACGATTGAGTACCTTTCCAAACTGTTGGTCACGCATCCAATACTTAAGGTCTCGTTCCATGAACCAAGTCTTGATTGGGTCTCCTCCGCCAGCGGTTAAGAGGCGAATGTTTTTAGTATCAAAGTCAATTGCTTTAGAGAATACTTTACATGGATTCTTCACTATATTAAGAAAGTATTTTCGGTCCCCTTCATCATCAATATCTCCAGTGGTGAACTTGGAGTTGTAGTAGAAGAAGATTTGCCGAATCATGTCGTACTGGTTGAAGGTCAACCCTGGTACAACTTGAATTTGCTTGGTTCGGAAATCCTGAACTTCTTTATTTAGCTCTTTTAATATAGTGGTTTCCATATTTAACGGTACTCTCGTTGTTTGTTTTCTGGTAGGTCTGGATTAAAGCCAGTAACTTCTTTTACTTCTTCCTTAGACTCCTTTTTAACTTCTTTGGTTTCTTTAACTAAAACCTTTTTAATCTCTTTTATTTTGTCAATTGTTTTTGCCATATAACAATAATTATAACATTAAAGGGTTATGAATATTGAAACTTTCGTCTAGCGGGAGGTGGTGGAGCACTTCGAACAAAGGTGTTCTCTTCTACTTTCTCTGGATGGAAGTCCCAGAAAGCCAACATGGTGGACATAACATCATCATCATGGAATCCCCTCGCTGCACCCGCTCCTTGTTTGGTGGCTTCGTTGCTCCACATAAAAGACTTCATCTCTTCAATGGTTTTCTTGTCGTAGATTTTAGTTAGTTTATCTCTAAGTAGTCCCTGGAAGTGGTTTATCAGCTGAGCTTTAGTATCAGAGGAAGTTCTAAACCCTAATCTTTCAGTCTCAATGTCGGTTTTATACTCTAACCTTTTTTGTCTATACACCCTTAGGTCTCGTATTTCACGAATAAGAGCAGTTCCTGATGAGTTGCTTTCAGGAATGATGAGGGGTTTGTGGTATTTGTAATAAAGAAACTTTACCTTATCAGCTAATCCTTGAATTGGAATCTTTCCGTTGAATTTAGCAACCTTTCTTCCCTCTGAGGAGACAACTGAGATAGATGATGGGTCAACCGCTCCTTCAGAAGGGTCGACACCCATTCGATAATCAATTCCAGCCCTCGGCTGTTCGTAGATTTCACAACTATCTTCATTGGCAACTGGTTGTCGTTGCATAGTTTGTAGCCAATTAATGTGTTCCTTAGCAAAGACTGTTCCTTTCATCAACAAGTCAGTCGACCATTCACCTAAAACGAAACGTCTAACATAGTCATCTCCCATCTGAAGTTGTTTTCGAATGTAGTCTCCTGGCAAATGAGGGTTAAAAAGCATCGAGGTCTCATAAAGAACGGAACCCTTGCCACCGTCTTGCCAATTCTCTCCATCCCACTTCTGTTGCATTTTAAATTGGTGGTAGGCCCAGAAGTTAGCTGGGTTACTGTCCATGTTTCCTTGTCGAAAAGGAACGTCTGTTCTACGAAGACGGCTATTAAGAACTTCGAATACCTCATATTCCACCTCTTCCAGCTGGTCAATAAAGTAGGCACCTAGGTTAAGGGACTTTAGTTTTTGTTGGGCTTTCTTTATATCAGCTACACCACCTGACTGCATAGCATCCAGACCAAATAGGATAATCTGGGAACCATTAGAGAAGTTGATTAGTCCATCCTTTACCCTATGCTCATACCAAGTAGGTGGCCACAACTGAAAGAGTTCGGGCAGAACAGCCCTATCAATGTCACTTAGAGTCTTTCTACCCATCAGAACCCTGTTACCAGGGAAACATTTACAAAGAAGGGTAAGCTTAATATACAGTGCTAGAGACTTTCCAGAACCAAACCCTCCTGAGTTTAAACAAAAGTCTGACTTAAAATCAGAAATAAAGTCTGACTGCATAGGAACATACCTTTCTGCTAGTTCACCTAAAGTAACTTTCTTCCCCATGATGTAATACTCATCATCCCAGCCACTCTCTTGAGCTCTTTTAATAAACTCATCCTTAGTATATGAGAACTTGTATTCCTTTCCTTTGAGAGTAATCTCACCAATCTTCTCCCCTTCTAAGATTCTTTCTCCTAATTTCTCCCACTCTGATTTATAAGCCATTTGTTAAATATTCTAACATAGATTAAAGTAGACAAATGTCACCAAACTTAAACATAGTCCATTTTCTGTCTGTGCGGAAAAGTTATATCAATATTTTCTCTACAAAAAATAACTTTATACCCTCCCCCCTTAGTTAATTTAGTGTAGTGTGTTGTGGAGTT